AAATGGGGTACGTGCACCGTATGGAGACCACTCGGTGAACGCTGCCACCTTTGAGCGCGCGCTTGAAGCGGTGACCTACGAAGACGTCAAGGCGGAGTACGCCCGCCGGCACCTACGCGCCTTCGTTGAGCAGGCGTGGTCGATCGTTGAAGCCGTGCCCTTCGTGACGAACTGGCATATTGACATCCTGTGCGAGCAGCTGGAGCGCGTCGGACGCGGGGAACAGGGTCACCTGCTCATCAACATTCCCCCTGGCACGGCGAAGTCCCTGATCGCGAGCGTGTTTTGGCCGGCATGGGTCTGGGCCACCGACCCGAGCAAGCGTTTCATTGCCGCCAGTTACGGCCAGGATTTGGCGACTCGGGACGCCGTCAAGATGCGCGTGCTTATCGAGTCCGCGTGGTACCAGGAGCATTGGCCCTTGGTGTTTCGAGGGGATGCCAATCAAAAGACTCGGTACGAGAATGAAGCGGGCGGCTGGCGTTTAGCGACGTCCGTTGGTGGACGAGGCACGGGTGAACATCCCGACTTTTTCATTATCGATGACCCGCACAACGTGAAGCAGGCCGAGTCCGAGGCTGAACGGCAGGCGGCCCGGGATTGGTTTACCCAGACGGTCAGCACCCGCGGCATCTCGCGAGGCGTGGCGATTGTGGTCATCATGCAGCGGCTGCACCAGCTTGACCTGAGCGGGTTGATTCTCGAAGGGCCGAGCGCGGCGGAATGGACGCACTTGTGCCTGCCGATGCGGGCGGAGGCGATGAGTGCGCTGGTTCCTACGAAGGCGATGCGGCCGCGCCTCGATCACCGTGAACCAGGCGAACTGCTCTGGCCCGGGTTGTTCCCTGAGTCGGTCGTTGCGAGTCTAGAGCGGGCACTCGGCAGCTATGCCACGGCGGGGCAGCTCCAACAGCGCCCAGCGCCGGCGGAAGGCGGCATTCTGAAGCTGGCCTGGATGAAATATTACGACCCTGACCTGAAGCCGCTGGTGGATTCGGTCGTCATCTCGGTTGATCCTGCCCTGAAGGACAAGGAACAGCACGATTACTGGGCGGTGCAGGCTTGGGGCATCAAAGGCCCGAACCGCTACGCGCTGCGTCGGTTGCATGGCCGCTGGGCGTTCCCTGAAGCCGTACAGCAGATTACCGACCTGCACCGGTGGGCGCTCGAACAGTATCCCGAGGCGGCCATTCTGGTACTCATTGAGAATTCTGCGGCTGGCCCGGATGCGATTCGTGTGCTGAAGCGCAAGATTACCGGCGTCGTGAACTGGCAAGCCAAGGGCGACAAGGTGCAACGGGCGATGTCGGCGCAACCGGTGCTTGAGGCGGGGAACGTGTTCGCACCCGGGGCGGAAGATGTCACAGGGGGAAAGCCCGATCCCGGACTCACGCCTGGGTGGGTGCAAGAGATGTTGACCGAATGGGCAAGCTTTCCCAATGGGGCGCACGATGACGATGTCGACGCGTTCACGCAGATGGTGATGCGGCTGCAGCAGAATCAGCCGTCGGTGGCCTCGGTGCGTTTGGAGCAGTTTTTGTAATGGCGGTGCAGACCACGAGCCCGACGTCTGGGATTACCTCGCGTCAAGCGAAGTACACCCATCCGACGTATCTGACCTTGCAGCCGGTCTGGCAGAAGCTCCGGGACGTGCGCGAAGGCACGGGCGGGTTCCTCGATGGCACGTATCTGGTGGCGCATCCCCGGGAGTGGGCCGATCACACGAACGACAACCCGCGTGTGCCGACCAAGAAGCTGCGGGCCAGGCGGACTCTCGCGTCCTATGAGAACTTCGCTAAGACGATTGTCCTGTCGCTGAAGGATGCGTTGACTCGGGAACAGCCCGTCAGACGCGTCGGCGAGCAGCCAGACGTGCCCCAGACGCCTCCGCCTGAGCCACCCAAGGATGGGCCGTTGCCCTTTGCCAAGGCCGCGCCTCCCAAGCCTGCACGCCCAGCCAAGAAGCCCAAGGGCGAAGAGACCGCGTTGGAGCGCTGGTGGGAGAACGTGGACGGCGCCCAGACCCACATCGACGACTTCATGCAGACGATCTGGGATCTGGCGGCGACCTTTGGGCACGTCTACGTCTACATGGACCGAGCGCCGACCCCCGCGAGCGTCGAGACCGCGGCGGATGAGCCGATGCCGTTCTTACGGGTGTATACGCCGCTCGATGTCTGGGACTGGCTGACGGATGACATCGGGGAGCTCTCCGCGATCAAGTTTGCCGAGCTCGCCCCACGGGAGAACCTCGAAACCTCGCATCGGCTGGACGTGCAAGTGCGCGTGGTCGATCGCGAGCGATGGACGCTGTACGACAGCAAGGGAGCACGTATCGACGGGGGCGCGCATTCAATGGGGCGCCTGCCCGTGATTCCGGTGTTTGCGCAGCGCCGCCCGATGGAGGCGCACGTCGGGGATTCGGTGTTGGGCGATCCGAAACTGTATATCGACTTGTACAACCTGAAGAGTGAGGTTCGGGAACTGCTGCGCAATCAGACCTTCAGCATCCTGAATATCCCGTTGGGCACGGGGCCAGATGCCATGACGGTGGAACAGGCCGTGGCGATGATCGGCAGCACGAAGGGCACCGAGAATGCCCTGTTCTCAGGTCTGGCGGCGTCGTTCATTCAGGCGGACACCGGCAATATCGCCGCCTACCATGAAGAGATGCAGCGCACGCTGCGCACCATCTACCGGATTGCCTCGTTGACCTGGGAAGCCGACAGCAAGGATGCGGAGGCGGAAGGCTCGCTGAAGCTCAAGCGCGAGGACATGAATCAGCGGTTAGCTGGGTATGCCGACGAGCTCGAACGGGCGGATTACCTGCTGGCGGAGTTGTTCTATCGGGCCACGGAAGGCGCGGACGTGGCGGTGCAGAAGCTCGAAGACGACGAAGTCCAAATCAAGTATCCCGACACCTTCGACATGACCCCGTTTGAGCAGGTGCTTGAGCAGGCGCAAGCGGCGATGGATCTCGGGATGCCCGCGCTGTTCCTGAAGGAATTGCGCAAGCGGCTGGCGCGGAAGTTCGACGGGATGGCGGATCTGCCACCGAATGTCATGGACGCGATCGATCAGGCCATTGACAGCGCGCCAGATGACCTGACGCCAGCCGAGCAGACGAAGCAGCGCACAGAGATGATGGTGAGCGCGATGAAGACGACCGGCCAGCCCAAGTTGCCGAAGGTGGAGGCCGCGTGAAGCTAGGGCTGTGGCTTGTCGCGGTCCTGTTGCCGCTGTATCTGGGCAATGAGGGCATAGATCGCCAGCACGGCCGATCCACCAATAAACCCGACGCCGGTCAGTCCTGGCAGGCCCAGAAAGCCGATACCGCCGACGACGATGGACGCCCCGATCAGCAGCGCGACGGCATGGTTGGCCATACATGAGTATAGGCCCACTGCAGCGTGCGGCGGATCGCACCGCAACCGTTGCGGACAGGCTCAGTGCAACCTTTGGCCGGCAGGTGTCTCGTGTCCTGCGTGAGGTGGAGCGCCGAGTAGTGGACTGGATGCGCGACTCGGAAGGGCGTCGAGTCAGCCCCAAGTTGCGCCGGGAGATTCGGGAGGTCCTGCAGGCGTCAGGTTTTGACGATTTGGCCGTGGTCGCCACGGCGGCGCCCTTTGACGAGATGGAGGCGCGGGTGCTCGCGGCTCGGAAGGCCGCCCAGGCCAGCATCGGGGAGAGTCAAGCGGCCAGGGCGCGGCTCGAGGCCCTCCGGCTCTGGCACCTGGACAACCTGTTGACCGAGGGCAGCGTCATTACCCGAAGCCTTGGGGATGCTGTGATTCGTGGCCGTGGGCTGACGATGAAAGGCGCCGCGCATGAGATCGACAAGATTCTGCATCACGCTGATGCGCGCCTGCAGACTTTGTACGATACCGCGGTCTCCATCTACTCGCGACAGGTTGAAGGTGAGCTTGCCGGGGATGATCCCATGACCCCGTTTTTCTATGCGCACCCGGTGGACTTTAAGACGCGGCCCTTCTGTTTGCAATACGCAGGGAAAGTGCTCATCCGACAGGAAATCGACGCGCTCGATAACGGCCAACTGTCAAACGTGTTCCTTACCGGAGGCGGATTTAACTGCCGCGGGCATTGGCTTCAGATTTCATCCTTCAGCGAACTAACCGCGCTGATTGGGACTGATGAGCGCGCACCAGAAGTCAGCGAAGAGATGGCCGAGCTTTTCGGTGAGACGCGCGAGCGCTGAGAAAATGATTCCCGAATGGGTCGGCACGGTCGACGTCCACGGGGTGCTCCACCTGGAAGCCGCGAAAGGCTTCCAGGCGTGGCTGAAAGTCACCTTTGCCAATCAGCCGGTGCGTCTGGTGATTCGCAAGCTCCGGCCGAAGGCCAGTCGCAAGCAGCACGGCTTCTGGCGCGGGTGCGTGGTGCCGATGGTGGCGGAGTACATGGGGTATCTGCCGCACGAGTATGACGCGGTGCATGATGCCCTGATGCGGGAATTGTGCGGGCTGAAAGAGGACGCCGATCCGCGGTTACAGATTCGGAAGTCGAGCGCGGACTACGACACGGCCGAGTTCAATGAATGGCTGATCGAGCAGGTCCAGATTTGGGCCGCCACGAAGCTGGGGCTCGTGATTCCTGACCCTGACCCGCTGTGGAAATCGAGAAAGAAGGCCGCATGACCGTCACTAGGAACTTCGGCCCGTTGGACCAGATCAAGTTGACCGATAAGGCCCTCATGCGCGAAGTCGGCCTGATGGTCCGGGAGCGCATCGTCCGCCGCACCCGGGCAGGTACCGGCACGGACGGCCAGCCCTTCGCGCCGTACTCCGCGCGGTATGCGGCCATGAAGTCAGGCGCACTCTACGACAGCAGCGCCCGGGGCGGGGCCAAGGCGGCCTTTCAAGCGATTCGTGCGTCAGGGGGCGGGCGGGTGAATTTGACGGTGAGTGGAGCGATGTTGAACGACATCACAATTCTGCGGCTGACCGATACCGAGGTCGAATTGGGGTTTAGTTCGTGACCGACGTTCAGGCCGTCTTCGCCGAGCTCCAGCGCGTGCTGGGCCTGTCGTTGACGTGCGGCTCGATTACGTTGAACGTGAACGAGTCCAAACTGCAGAGCGTGAAGACGGAGACGTACCAGCGGGTGGATCAGAAGCCGCTTGACAGGCGGACTCAGCCGAGTTCATAGTTGACACGCTAGAATCGCGCCCGAACCGCGCGACACAAGATTAAGGGCGACCGTACATCACGAGCCCCGGCAGATTCCGTCTTCGGACGTCGAGCCTGCCGGGGCTTTTTCCGTTTTAGGGTGCTATGACACGAGGCCATCGACTTCCGCTGCTTGCTGCACGCCGCATCGCGGCGGGGATGTCCGTCTCGCGTCTGGCGAAGATCGCCAATGTCTCCGATCTCACGATTCGACAATTGGAGAACGGCGGCAACTGCGATCCTGAGATTACGACCCGGATCTGCAATGCCATCGCCCCGCCGGTGGCGATTACGAGCACGTCGATCGCCAATCCGTCTGTGGTCACCACGGCCGCGAATCAGTTTGTGTCTGGAGACACCGTGACGATTGCCGGCCACGTCGACATGGTGCCCGAGGTGAACGGGGATCGCGTGGCGACCGTGACGGCAGGGACCACGTTCACCGTGCCGGTCAACGTCAGCACGGGGGGCACGGGTGGGACGGCCAGTCTGTCCCCGACGTCACTCGGCATTATCCGGTTGTAGATGGCGAAGACGCTGATTCAGCAGTCGCGGGCCATCAGTTCGAAGCTAAAGGCCACCTATCACGAGATCGACGGCGCGGGCAAGAGTCGCGTGAAGCGGCCGTTCTTTTCGCTCAACGCCGCAGACGAAACCGCGATCGTGGAACGGATCACGAGCGCGATCGATGAGTCGCTCACACAGAGTCGCTAAAGGTATCGGGCAGCACAAGGTATCGGGAAAGGACGCACCAGATGGCACGCATTGAACTGGAGATCGACGACAGCAAAGGCGAGATCGTGGGCGAGGTGCCCGAAGTGGTGAAAGCCTTGTTCGCGCGCATCGAGAACACCGCGCACGGGCAGGGATTCGGGAAGGGTGCCGCGAAAGCGGCTGAGGAAGCCAAGGCGCAGATCGCGTCTGCGGTGGCGGCCGAGAAAGCCCGACTCGACGCGCTGGCGCCCTTGGAACGCGAGAAATTTCAGCGCGAGTCCGAGGAGAACAAGTCCCTTAAGCAAACGATGCTCGAGGCGGCGCGCGAAACCGATCGCCAGATGAAGGCGCGTGAGGAAGCGCACGCGACCCAATTGCTGGAGCGTGCCGAAGCCTTAAAGAAGCGCAACGCGAAGATCTTGGATCTGACCAAAGCGCAACTGCGAGGCGAGGCCCGGGCGGCAGGGGCACGGGACGAATCCCTTGACGAGCTCGAAGTCATTCTCCACGCGTCGATTGCCTACACCGACGACATGGAACCGTTTGTCCGGAATGGCGACGGGACCGCGAAGACCGTGCAGGGCAAGCCACAGACCATCGGGGCGTTCGTGAAGGAATACCTCGACGGCCACGCGCATCACAAACGGCCCGCGCCTGGGGCCGGCGGTGGCGCTCGCGGCGGGGCGTCCTTCGGCGGCCATACCGGCGCCACCGTCACGGCGGACGCGGCCCGGGCGCGGATCGAGAGCGGCGACCGCTCGGCGGACGCCATCAACACGTTATTTGAGTCCACGCGCAAGCGGTCGGCCTAACGCCGCCTGACAGCCGAGGACAGCAGGAGCACACATGGCGTTTTCTGGATTGTCCACGAATCGGTTGTTCACGCCGAACCTGATCGGGGAAGACATCTCGCCGATCATCGCGACCCTCGCGCCCTACGAGGCGCCTTTCCTGGATTGGCTGGGCGACTCCGCGCAATTTGCGGCCACCAGTCCCAAGCACGAGTTCATCGAAGACTTCCTGCGCCCGCGCTACATCATCGCCTCGACCGCGATCGCGTCGGCGACGGCCAATACCGCGTTTCAGGTCAACGGCCTCGGTGAAGCGCTGACCGTCGGCACCATTCTGGAGAACGAATCCGCGGCCCCAGAGCTGATGCAGGTCGTGTCGATCGTGGCGGGGGGCAATTCCATCGTGGTCGC